ATTACACCTTATATAAGATTCCAGAATAATGTAATGTATTATATGGATATTAAAATTAATGGTTTAACTATGAGTATATATAGTGGAGATAAAGATATTCAACAATTTCCTTTAGATGAGATTCATATAATATCAAGAATACCTTTTAGACATTTAGTCAATAAACAAAGGATTTATGATATTTATCATAAAGGAATATATATGAGTAATTTTAAATTTCCATATATATCATCAAGTTTTTCTGATGAATATCCTGATGAACAACATTATTCTACTGTATGTTATGACAAATATATGGATAATATTCATAAAGCTATAAAAGAAACTAATTATACAGCTATGGCTTTATATATTATGCAATGGGCTCAGTATTATAGCTTAGAACATTCTAATCCATATAATCAACCTCATAAGTTACATTATGGTATGCCTAAGAGTTATTCAAAGGAATATGCTTCATCTTGTAACTCTGGAACAGTTATAGATGCTTGTAATCGTATGATGACAAATCAAAGCGGACTACATACTTTTTGGGATAAAGATATACATATTAATGAGAAATGTTTTAAAATAGATTGTCAATTAATAAATGATTGTAGAGGTTTTAAAAAAAGAACTCAATCTTTGGCAAATATGGAAGAATATAGTGATATAGCTGAATCAATAGCTTGTTTGTTAATGGAATATTATAAAGAAAATAATTATTCGTATCGTCGTATATCTCGTGAAGTAGAAGCATTAACATATTATTATATTTCACATAACTCTGATAACTTTATAGATGAATGTTATAGAGCTATAATATATTATATTGTTAATTCTCAGAAAAATAATAGATATTGCTATGATTTATTAGTAAAGCTTGGTCTATTAAAAGAAGAAGAACTAGAAGATGCTCCAAATACAATGGATACAGAAGAGTTAGAATTTTTAATGAAACAGTGGGCTCAATCAGGAGCTTAGAAAGGAGAAAAGAATGAAAATAGAAGAAATGTTTTATATATCAGAAAAAGACTGGTATAAGTTACAAGGTTGGGCGTCATTAGCTTATAAAGAAGATAAGAACGAAATATCAGGGTTAATGACAGCAGTACCACAAAAAGATGGTAGATTTAAAATAGGTGATGTAGAGATACTTAAACAAGAAAATTCAGGAGCAAATACTGAATTAGACGGAGACGCTGTTACTCAATATACTATGAAATATGGTATGAAATATAACAATCCAGAAATGAAATTTGTTTGGTGGCACTCACATCATATTATGGCAGCATTTTGGAGTGGTACAGATGTTAAAGAGATAGAAGCATGGGAAAATAATAGCTTTTCTTTGGCTTTAGTTATAAATCTTAGGGAAGAATATAAGTTTAGAGTAAGTATATGGAAAGCGGGTAGTTTACCTGTAGAGCAACATTATGATACTACTTTAACTATAGAAAGAAAAGAACCAAAGGTTAATATAACTGAGGCTATGAAGAAGAAGTATGAAGAACTATGTTCAGAAGAAAAACCAACATATAACATTAATCATTATAATGGTTATGGTTATAGAATGAATCATAATCCTAGACAAATGGTACTTGGTCAAAAGAATGAATCTGCTTTAAATATAGAGGTATTATTTACAGAAGCTTTAAAAGAAGCAGAAAGTATGCAAGACGCAATGGTTGATGGTTCATTAAGTTTGAAGGGTTTTTCAGAAAGGATTAAAAGGTTCAATGCTCGTTGTAAAGAACATAAATGTCCTTTTGTAATGATAACATTCAAAGGTAGTCAATCTGAAATAGTAGACAAGTTAATGACTATGCTGCCTGCAGATTTACTTGAATGGGAAGATAGTGAAATGCAAGCACAAGCAGAAACTATGGCTTGGAATAATAGTTTTGGAGGTTATAATGGCTATTAATATGCGTTCATTAGGATTAGTTGATAATATGAGTGAGTTTAATTATCATATATTAGGTTGCGGTGCTATAGGTAGCGCTGCAGCCTTGCAGTTAGCTAGAATGGGAGCTCAAAACTTCTGTTTATATGATAATGATAAAGTAGATACAGGTAATATAGGTGTTTCTCAATATACAATATATGACATTGGTCATCAAAAAGTAGATATGTTAAAATCTAAATTAAAAGATATAAATGACAATGTTGAAGTAATGTGTGTAGATGAACTCTTTAGTAATTACGTGTATATGAGTAACAATGACATAATTATTCTAGGTTTTGACAGTATGGAGTCTAGAATGGATGCTGTTAAAGCAATGATAAAATGGAAACATTCAAAACCATATGCTTTGATAGATGGTAGAATGGGAGCAGAGCATTATCAGCAATATGTTGTTTTAAAACCTACTTTAAAGAAATATGAACTAATATGGTACCCTGATACAGAAGGGAGTGAAGAACCTTGCAATATGAAAGCTACAAGCTATTGTAGTAACATGTCTGGAAGTTTTATAGCAAATGCTGTAAGGAAAATTGTCAAAGAACAACCTTATGAAGAATTTGTGTCATTTCACTTTCCTACTATGTCAATAGAGAAAAGTAGTTGTTTGTTTAAATAATAAGTGTTAACTTAAAAGGCTTGAGAGAGGTTATTAATGTAATATACTCTAGACCCTCTCTTGAGCCCTTTCGTTAACTAAAAAGGAGGTGCAAATGGCACTAAAAAAAGTAAAAAGAAAAGTTATATCAAATAATCCTAAAGTTATGTTATTATATGGAGCACCTAAAGTAGGTAAAACTACAGCTTTAAGTCAATTAGATGATTGTTTAATAATTGATACAGAGCAAGGAGCCTCTATGATAGAAGGATATGTTGAAGAAGCTAATAGTAGAGAAGAGCTAATAGAAATACTTAAAGAAGCTAAAGATGGTCATAGTTATAAGTATGTAGCTATAGATACTATTGATAAAATAGCAGACTGGGCAGAAAAGACTGTATGCCAAGAAGAAAGTGTAACAGCAATAGCAGATTTAGCCTATGGTAAAGGGTTTGCATTAGTAAGAGAAAAGGTACTAAATACTGTAAAAGTAATGAAAGACATATTTCCTCATGTTATTATCATCGGACATAGGAAATGGGCGAGAGCCGTGTTAGACAGTAAAGCTATAGTAGAGCCAGAAAGTCTAGATTTAACTGGTAAACTAAAAAACATGTTAATGGCAGATTGCGACGCTATAGGATATGTCTATCGAGATGATGAAGAAAGCAAGCTAATGGTATCATTTAAAGCAAATGAAGCATTAGAAGCTGGTAGCAGAAGTCCTCATTTGAGAGGCAAAGAGATAGAGTTAAATTGGAAAAATATATACAAGGAGAAGAAATAATGGCTATATTTAGACCTGAAATAAAACAAGGACCAAGTAAATTCTTTGGTATTTGTGAAGTAAGTATATTAAAGTATGAAGATAAAAGTGACCAGTTTGATTGGGCAGATATATTTATTGATATAACAGTTCAACAAAAAGGAAGCGAGTATTCAAGAAATCTTAAAATAGCAGGTGCATTAGACAAAGATTCAAATGGTTTAATTACTGGTGGAAGCGTTTTAAAAAGAATGTATACTTTCTTTGATGCAATAGGATGTAAAGCAGGATTAAATGTTAAGGGAGAGTGGGAAGATGACAAAGGCGTTAGAATTTTAGAAATAGACAAATATCTAAATGAACAATGGTTAAATCCTTTAAACAAAGATGAATTACATTATGATTATGTTGCATATATTTATAAAGAAAAACCTAAAAAGACAGGAGATAAAGCCTGGACTAGAGTTTATCCTAAAATATATCTAAACAATGAAGAAAATAAAGCTAAATTAAAAGATGATATAGATTGGTTAAAAGGTAAGGGATATATCAAAGAATTAAATGATATTCCTAATCAAGAAGCTCCTAGTTTACAAGGTAGCGGATTAGCTAATTTATAATGTTTATAGAAATAGCAAGAGGTACACCAGCTAATAGAGGTATAATCATACTTAAAGATGATTTGTTTAAGTATGTGACTCCTAAAGAGGCTATATACAGGTCAGTTTACCTATATAATGATGAAGCAAAGGAACATGTTGATAAAACTGGTTCTTTAAAGAATTTCTTTGGTTTAAGAGCTATAGATAAGATTCCTATAGATATTGACAAACAAGATAATTCAGATGAAAAGACTCTTGATATTTTAAGAAGTATTATCCTAGAACTACGAGAAGGAGGAATCGAGGAGGAATCCTACCAAGCTTTCTTCTCTGGTTCTGGATATCACCTAATAATATCTGGAGAAGTTTTTAACTTTAAAGAAAGCCCAGATTTGCCTTACATTATAAAACAGACAATGAAAAACCTGTTTCCCAAAGTTGATATGAGTATATATATGAGAACTGGAATTTACAGAGTTCAACATACACCTAATCAGAAAACTGGATTATATAAAATACCACTATATATCAAAGAGGTTATGAATTTAGAACCAAAGAATATATTAGAATTAGCCAGAAATCAAAGATTAGATTTTAAATATCACAATTTAAATGGAAATAAAGAGTTAGAACATTGTATAGTAAAGCATGTACCAGATATAAAAGCTTTTAAAAATATATCAGAACCAACTACAATGATTCCTTGTATTCAATCAATGCTAAATAAAGGAGCTCAAGAAGGAATGAGACATGTAACAGCAATGAGAATAATAAGTTCTTTAAAAAGAAATGGAATACCAAGTCATTATGCAAAGGTAATATTATTACATTGGAATTCAAAGAGTATGAATGAAAATAGTTTAACAGAAATGGTAGAAAATGTTTATAATAGAAATTATAAATATGGATGCCAAGACAACATAATGAAAGAACATTGTAAAACTCAATGTGTATATTTTCAAAGAAAGGATTACTTTGTAGATATAAAGAATGCTGAAGATATGCAAGGTGAATTAAGAGACAGATTGACAACTGATTTTACTGGTAAAACAATAGATTTAGGTCGAGCTTTAGGAGTTAGCAAAGAATCTATTATATATCCTGGAGAATTAGTAACTATCTTTGGTCCAACTGGTTCTAATAAAACAACATTTGCTCAAAATTTAGTATTAGGAGTTGATTTTGTAAATCATCAAATTAATACAGAATGGCAAATTCCAACATTGTTTTTAAGCTTAGAGCTATCATCATGGTATATGCACAGAAGACACCTTCAAATAGTATCTGGATGTGATAAAGAAATGGTTAATAGAAGATATGATGAAATATATGAAGAACATAAGGATGAATTAAGTCATATATCAATTCAAACTGTAAGCCCAACTTTACAAGGTATAGTTGAAAAAGTAAGGGAATTACAACCTTCAGTAGTCGTTATAGACTATATTGATTTAATAGACACTTCTAAAACCTATGGAGGAGAGCACGATAAAATAAAACAAGTAAGTCACGGTTTATCTAATTTAGCTGTTAATATGGATATTATAATAATACAAATATCTCAAGTAAGCAGAGAATATAGTAGAAATGAAGTGCTTGATTTATATGCAGGAAAGGGCTCAGGTGCAATAGAAAACGCATCAAGAAAGGTTATTGGACTTAACGGACAGTCTAATGATATTAAAAGAGAAGTCCGGTTATTTAAGAATACTGATGGGGAGTTATTTGATACTCATTTAGAGTGGACTCCAACATTTAGGATGAGGAGATGCGATGTTTAAAAAGATAATAACATTATATATACTAGATGATAGAATTTGTTTAGTTCTATTTGGTATATTTAAAGCAGGAATTATTAAGACGAATATAGAAGAGCTAAAAGGTTATAATATAATTATCGGAATACACAGAATAGAGGTATGTATTAGTTTATCTTTACTTAAAAGATTAGAACAATCATACAGAGACATTGCAAGAGCATAGAAAAAGAATAAAGCCTAAAAGGGGACGTAAGTCCCCTAAAGGTTTAACAATCTGGGAACAAAAATTTAGTAAAAAACTTAGAAGGTATCATAAGCAATTTGCTAAAAAAGTCTTTCATAGATTAATGAAGAAATCTTCTACTTTAAGAACAACTTTAAAGAGAAGAAGTAAAGAATATGAGGTAGAATTTGAAATATCTCTTACAGAAGTTAGGGAGCTTTTATATAAAGCATATGGTAAAAAATGTAGATATTGTGAATCAAAATTACTTGTTAACAATATGGCATGTGACCATATTCACCCACTTTCTTTAGGAGGCAATTCAACAATACCAAACTTACAAATGATTTGTATGAGATGTAATACTAG